GCGTCTGTCCACGCACAGGTCGGGCACAAATCAAATTGCCAGGTGTTTGCAAAGTGAACGAACCAGCCTGATTGGTCGCTGCAGCAGCCCAGAGGTTGTTGTCCTCTTGATCGGACCACTGCACTTTATTGCCAACGCCGCCAGCACCGAGAGCAAAGAGAAATCGTTCTTCGGTCACGGCAATGGCCGTGTTATCGGTTGGTGCATTCGAGAGTACTGTTGCGACGTTCGCGACATCTAAAATCCATTGATAAATTTTTCCATCACTGGTCGCGCAGCCGATCATGTATTCTCCCCACGCATCGAGCGACCAGGTGTCTGCTGGCGTGACAGCACCATCGTCTGGACCCGCAACTCCGAATGCATAACTGCCCCAGGTGCCACGAGACCAGCCCAAGTTACCGACAGCACTTGCAGCACCAGTTACGAATCCGACTGGAGTGATGTCAGTGATCACGTTGTCCTGGCTGATGTGGTAGAGCTTCAAATGCGTACCAGCTGCTGTATGCCGGTTGGCGTTGTTATCGTCCCAAGTCAGCAGTGCGCGACAGAGACCTGACACGGCTGTGGCCGTTCTCTTTCTCCATCCTCCAACCGGCTGCATGGAACCTTCGTACCATCGCACCAGGTTGGCATCATTCCAGGAACCCGCTTGCTGCAAGTCCGTACCGTTGCGCCGGATGCCTGGTGGAATTTCGAGTGCGATCAAAGCCATCAGTAGCACCACATCACGGGGGTCGTTTCCCTAGTGTCCACATGCACAAAATCATCAGCAATCCCGATCCCGTTAAAGCCGATGAGAAAAGCATTCTTGGCAATGGCTCGGCGCTCGATGCCATTCGAGACAAGAATATCGGCAGCAATGCCCTGGGCGTGAGTCCCTGGGTCCATCTTGCTCGCCTCGACTGGATGGGTCGGATCGCGATAGCCCGAGGTGATGATGAACGGAAATCCACAGTGAGCTCGAAGGTTGTCGAGCCGACTCAAGAAGTCTTCGGACATGCGGTTTTCACCCGTGTGGCTGCAATCGAATTCATTGATCTCAAAGAATTTCATTGCTGCCTCGCGACACCTTTTAACTTTTCCACGGAGCGCATCGATCCGAGTCCGAGGATGCCGAGTAACACCGGCATCATCACGCTCATATCGATGAGTTCTATGTGAACGGGCTCGTTCAAGAAAGCGAGGATGAAGTTAGCGCCTGGGATCACGAGAAAATTCCCGACCATCGCCAGACAACAGCACCAACCAATCGCCGGTCGCCATCCAGAAACGAACAACGATTGGTGTGCTGCTTCTTGTTTATTGACGTCCAGCTGCGCCTGCGCATTCTCATGCGCCATGCGTTCAGCCATTGTCGATATTTCATGTGCAAGTCTTGCCCTTTCGTCCTTGTCAGCAATAACCTTGTCGAGCAGCCCAGTGACCGGCTCGATGAGCGAATGCAATAAGCTCATCGGTCCAGTTGCAGCTGGATCAGCTGTTCGACACTGCCCTCGACACGAGTTAATTGGTCCTTCATGGCACCGATCTCCGCGTTTGTCCTGGCATGCTCAATTTCGAGTTGCCGAGTAGATGCGTGTTCGGAGCTTCGCTCGTGTACGTATATTTGTTCCTTCGTTATCTGTTCTGCCGCTTGCTCCGCAAAAGTACTCGCAGCCCAAGGCACACCCGCCAGAATCCATCCGGCGCTGACCGTAACAGCGATCCCAATTAGAACTCTCTTTTGTGAAGTGGCGTCCATGTCACTATCTAAGATCCTTCGAGTAACCGAAATTCAAGGCGCAAAGGTCCACCAACTTCATCACTCGAGATTTCCACGCGGCCACCACGGCATCGTCACGCTTGGATGGCGTGATGGCTGCAATGGCACTGGCGCATGTGACAATCGCACAGACGATGCTCAGGTAGTCAACTACCGTCATGCCTCGCCCACTTCGCTTGCTTCTGTGTCGGCCTCGACCGATTGGATCAGGCCCTGCACCATCGATTCACGCGCCGCCTGAAGCTGCTCTAGGCGCATCTGCACGGGCCGAATCTGTTGATCCAGATCCTGGATATGGAGAATCAAGTACCGCTGATCTTGATCTAATTCTTCAGGGTCATAAGCCGTCCCATTGATATTAACTACAGGGGTGGGTTCAATGACTTCTGCTTCTTCGCTCATGCGGCTTCACTCCAAGGTGTACCGGATTCAACCGGCGGGTTTTTAGCGTCCTCGATCTGTTTTGCTACATTCGCCTCGTACTGCTCGACTGCATCGCCTAGCTCTGCTTCTAGCCAGCCCAACGCTTGTTCCTCGGTTACGTCTGCGTAATCACTCCAGCCTTCAGCAAGGTCTGAGATGTCGAGCGATTGGCTTCCATAGACACGGCCCGAATAGGTGTCGTCACCGTCGGTCTCGCTGTCTGTGACTTGCCAATGCAAGGTGAATATCACGTCGTCGTATGACACGTCGTCTTGCTCAATCGGCGCGGTGTACCACTCCGTTGAACTTATGCTCCATGTTGCTGCCATTAGTTCGGCTCCTCGTGTGATTCTCGATAGGCTTCTTTGACTGCTTCGGTCCAAATGCCGCTAGTGCAAACGTCTTGAACCTCCTGGTATTCGCTTGAGAGATCCGGGTCCGTCCATTCGTCGTCGACCTTCACTTGACACTCGATCACGTGCCTATGGAATGACCGAGCGAGTTCAACATCGTCCTTCGACACAATGGTCGCGACACGCACCTGGACGGTGCGATACGGCCCGATGACCTCGATCTTATCCGGTGTTACTTCTTCACTTAATGCCATTATTTTTCCTTTTGTCCGTGCCTAGAATCCACTAGGCATAATCAAACTTGGTAAGTTAATTGACCATCCAATAAGTTTTTTATATTGCCCGCATCCATATCACTTGCATCTACTTTTGTATTACTGCCATTAACGGACGTCCTATAATAAGGCTGTAAATTTGTAGAACTGACACCAATAGCTAAAGTGTCCGGCGTATCACCACCCCAATCTCTACAATCACCAATCGAACCAGCTCCGTGAAAAGCAACAGATTTAGATGTAAAAGGCAATCCAATAATAGTTACATCTCCAGAACCAACTGTGCTCGTGCCTGTATATATTCTGAAACTTACGTGTACAACATTACCAATCTTGGTGTACCAACCCTCAGTAGCAGCATCGTATGTAAAGGAACCACCACTTGTAGAATAAGCAGGAGTCCACGTCCCTTCCTCATAGTCATCTAATAATTCACTCGTCATTCCGCCTGCATGAGAACTAGCGGTAAAAGAAATGCCTCTTCCAGAGGCCATAATTACATCTGCTCCGGGTGAAATATCTCCAGCAGTGGTAATACTGCCATCACCAAGTATTGTCATAGCTGTTACAGCAACATCACCAACTTTGAATACCATTTTTTGGGAAGCGGCTGTTGTGTGATGGTCATATATAATAGAACCTCTGCCACTTGTTCCTGAATAGAAAGCAAGCTCCGAGTCTTGTCCTTCGTCTGTGTCTGAACTTATTTGAAGTGAACTCTTACCATCGGTTGAAGCAAATCTTGATTCTACTGTTCCAGATCCTGATACATTAAAATTATGCGTTGGAACAATTCCTATACCGACGTTGCCGTTATAACCGATTGCCAATCCAAGAGTTCCTGAGCCTAAAGCGGATACTGCTGCTCCTGCTGCACTATATTCAAATCTTAAAGGGGGGTTTGATCCATCCGAATTATCAATACCCATCACCCATTGACCAGTATCTTTATTAATTATATAACCGGCATCAGCGCCACTTGTTCTTGCTACTTCTATGAAGTTACCGCTACTCGGATAAGCATAAGAAGTTTGAGAGGCAGCTATAACTAAGGTGTTATTAGGACTCGTAGTTCCTATACCAACGTTGCCCGATTTAACGGTTACCTTGACGGCGTTACTTTCAAACAGTCCGAGACCGCCGTTGGAAACACCAAGCCCCGCGAATACGCCGCTGGCTTCTGCATTAATTAACGCCGTGTCGTCTGCACCTCCAACCTCTAACTTCGCATACGCCGTTGATGGAGTTCGTGAGATACCGACCCTGCCGCTGGAATCGATGACGGCCTTTTGCCCACCGTCGACGTAAAAACTGATGTAGGAGGATGCCTGCGTACCTGCCTGATCCGCCCGTAGTTCAAGACTTCCCGCTGGCACGTTGATGTCTACATAGCCGCCATCTGAATCTTCAATTCGGAGGTCAGGTGCAGCCGATTTAATATGAAGTAGCTGCGCTGGAGTGGTTCCCACACCAACGTTGCCGCCATTAAAATACGTGTCTCCACCGGCTCTTATTTGAACAGTCGTGGTATCAACATTTTTTATTCTCAGCCTTCCTTCATCTGTAGCGCTTGTACTTAGTTCAAAAGTATCTTTACCATCTGTATTGGGCGAACAAACAATTCCACCAGCAACGTCTAATGTATTGTTTGGAGTGCTAGTTCCAATACCAAGCCTGTTGGTGCTTGCGTCCCACCTCATCTTCTCCGTTGAGCCATCGTCGTCGTACCAGATCATGTCGCCGGTACTTTCTAGGCGTAGCAGTTCTTTATCTGTCGAATCCTGATAGGCCCAGACGAAATCGCCCGAGTTGCCGCTTTGCTGAACACTCCCGAAAAATAAATCTGCGCCACTGCCCGTTCTGAATTGCATAGCGGAAAACGCATTGCCAGTAGTGCTTGGGTTTTCGAGCTTGAATAGGCTGTTTGCACCCGTCGTGAAATTGTCGGCTGAATAGGCGACATTGATTGTCTCCTCCACATGCACACGCACGTCAGGGTCAATAACTCCAACACCAAAATTCCCCGCACTCGTCACTCTGGCCCTGTTGTCATTTCCAGCGATTAAGGTGAGATCGTCACCGACAGCACCTACGCCAGCGTAATCATCCGACGTTGAGTTACTATCTGAGAATCGTATATTCGCGTTGGCATCAGTACTTCTGAAAGACGCGATAATATTTGCGGTACCAGCCGCAACAGTCAGTGCACTTGATAAAGTAGTAGCTCCATCAACTTGAAGAGTACTTGCCATATCCACAGCACCATCAATGTCTACAACATCAAGGTTGGTGGTGCCGTCGACGTCTATATCGCCTGAGATGTCTAGGCTTGCGAATACTGAGGTACCTGTAGCAGTCACTGTGCCAGTAACGTCCACGCCGGTAGCGGTAGTCGCTATTTTGGCAGCGTTGTCGTGGTAAAGAGTGACCGCGCCGTTATTATTGAATCGGGCAATCGTTTCAGTACCCCCCGCATTTTTGAGTACTGTATTGCCTGCCCCCCATATCGCGAGATCACCCGTGCCATTTTTAATAAAGCCATTAGAACCATCGTGATAAAGCTCCAAATCACCATCACTACCCAAGATAACCTTCGAGCTATCGGTGAACGTAATGTCGTCCGATGCGGAAACCGCGATGTCAGTTCCCGATGTGGTATTCCCCAGGGCAAGTACTTCACTCAGGGTGTCGGCTGTGGCAACAGAACTGTCCACATAAGCCTTGATCGATTGTTGTGTGGCTAGCTTGACGGCGCTGTTCGACGCCATGTTGTCCTCGTCCTTAATGCCCGTAACCGTCGCGCCATCAGACGCGATGTTCACGCTTGCTAGAGTGCTCGCTCCAGACGTTAAGGTGCTCGACCCGTTGTTTATATTTCCAAACCCACTGCTGATCGAACCTGAATCCAGAGCTCCGACTGTCACCAGGTTGGCCGTTGTGGTAATGGACGCTTGAGTCGCCCCGGTCACAGTCGCCGAGGTGCCAGATGCATTTCCAGTTAGAGCTCCGACAAAGGTCGTAGCTGTTAAAGCCCCCGTCCCGGCGTTATAGGTAATAGCCGCGTCCGTTTTCGGGGCAAGGTCGCCGGTAGCAGACTCCCATAATCCAACAAAGGACGTGGTATCCGTCGTATCCGCAACAGTAATGGTCGCAGGGACAATGGCCGCCGTACCGTTAAACGAAACCCCGCCAATAGTTCTCGCTGTCTCCAGGGCCGTTGCGGTCGATGCATTGCCGGTAAGAGCACCGACAAACGCCGTTGAGGTAATCGAGGTTGCACCCGCAATCACACCGGCATCTAACGTGACCGTGCCATCAAAGGTGATCGCCTGCCCCGCCGTTGGCGTAATTGCCAAGGTCGAGGCACCGCCCGAACTAATCGTGTTGGCGTTGATCGTGATGTCGTCCACGGTCAACGTCGTCAATGTTCCTAATGAGGTAATGGCGGCCTGGGCGGCTCCAGTAACCGTCGCCGCTGTGCCGCTTACGTTGCCGGTGACATTACCGACCAGGGCACCTGTAAATGTCGAAGCCCCAATGTTGATATTTCCGAAGCCACTGGTGATCGAACCTGAGTCCAATGCGCCCGTAGTGACCAAACTCGAATCCCCGGCATAGGCCGATATCGTGTTATTTGCCCCACTGATCGTTTTGTTCGTTAAGGTCTGCGAACCGGCCAGCGTTGCGACGGTCGCGTCAATCGCAAATGTAACTGTCGTTGACGAAGCTGAAGAATCAAGACCCGTACCGCCTGCAAGCGTCAAAGATTCCGAATCCAAATCGATGTCAATCGACCCCGAGTCGGTTGTGATATCAAGATCTTGTGCGGTTACCTGACTATCGACGTAGGCCTTTATGCTCTGTTGGGTTGCTAATTTGACCGCCGAATCCGAGGACATGTTGTCCTCATCCTTGACTCCCGTAACCGTTGCACCATCACCACCAATAGTCAGCGCAGCAATCGTGCTGATGCCCGTTAGGTCGAGATCGACCAGGGCGTCATTCACTGCAGCGCCCGCACCAGCCCCGTCGCTATAAACGGCCTTCACAGCACCATTGGCGACCGTGACGGTGTTGCCGGTGCCTTGCTTAATGGTGATCGACTGAGAGCCCGTGGTTGCGTTCTCGATGATCCAAACCTTGCTCACCGTGTTCGGCGCTAGGGTGATCGTGCGTGTCGCCGTGAGGCTCACGCTCGATGTGACTTTCAGGTAGAGAGATCTAACCGCGTCGGATGCGCCATCGGCCATCGTGATCGTGGCGTTCGCATCCGAGCTTAAATCTTCTGCACCGTAAGACAGTGCGTCTGCAATCAGAGCTAAGTTGTCATTGGTCGTGTCGCCCCACGTTCCCGACTGCTCGCCTGTGGCGATGATTTCAAGACGGAGGTCATTGGCGTATGTGCTGGGCATTCAGATGTCCTTTTCTATGCCGGTGTCCAGGTCGTTGAAGCCGCCGATTCCTCAGTCCATGAGGTTGATGCAGCACTTGCTTTTACCCAATTCATTGCAGCGGTTGAAAGGCCATCCGCATGGAGACCTGACCCTGGCTGCGTTCATTTGAAACATTCATGTCTTCGATCATTTGCGAGTACAAACCGCCCCAGGTCGCGATGCGTTCATCGTCTCTGAGGTAGGGCGCGCTCTGGATCAAAGCACCGTAAAGGTAGATGTCCGGTGACAAGCTCAACAACCAGTTCGAGGTGTTGGCGTCACTCAAGACGGGAATTTTTGCGTAGTACGTTAGTTCAGCCGTAAAAGTAGTATCCGGCCCCGGATAAACTTCCATCTCGGTGCCTGACATCGAGTAGTACCTTGGCCGACCACCCGCACTCGACTTCGAGCGATGCTCGTTAATTTGTTCTTGCGTCAAGTATTCGAGCGGATCGATGGGATTGGTATTCAATTGCAACGTAATGGTCTGCATCCAATCCGTTGGCGTTGCCGAATATCGCCCGCTAATGGTTGCCGTGGATCGCGTCACCATCAATCGATGCCTGATGCTGCGTTGAAACTGTGCTTCGGCAAGCGTGATGAAGTCGGGAATAATCGTTGTGAGATCGGTACGATCAAGCCAACCAGAGACTGCCGTTTGCAGTTGGGCATACGTCGTGATCGCCATTAAACGCGGCTCACTCGAGTACGGAAGGCACGGTTGTCAGGATCATTCAACCAGGCGGAGAGTTTCACCTGGTCATCGAGGATGCCTTTCTTTTTCAAGTCGTAATAGATCGTCATCGGGATACTGCCAACCTTTGTCCATTCGCCGTGAGGCTGATGCCGATTGATGGCATTGCGTTGGCGCTTGTTCGACTCAATGATTTGAGTGACGTCTTGGCTCGACTCGATGACGATGTTGTCAGCGGTTTCACCGCCGTTGTCTTCATAGACAAAATTGGTTGTGATTCCTGAGAGAGGATCTGCGTCGAGAACTCTCCGATCTTCTGCCATAGGATGAATCCACATATAGGACGCGGTTACCCATATTTTACCGCTGCGTTACCCAATAGGAGACAGAAGGAACAGGGGGGACTTGTGGTCCCCCCAGAGGTTTAAGAAGTTAAGAAGTTACGAGGCTGTCAAGTCAGCGACTAAGCCGAGACCTTTCTCCTGGTCAACCCGAAGGCCGTACTCAGTCAAAATCATCTCCTTTGATGCGTCACCGGTTTTCGCCAGTTCAACATTGTGGATTGGTCTCAGGTAGCACACTGCCGTGAGGTCTGGGTCTAGGACGTAGGCGTCACGTTCACGACTAAACCGGTTAGGTGTAATCGAGATCGAACCGAAGTCCGAAACGTAAACGTCAGCTGCGCCGATGATGGTCGTTGGTCCATCAGGTGCCTGATACCGCTGTGCAGCGATGCCTGCAAACCCACTGACGACGGTCTTATTAAAAGGACCGACCATCAAGAGTTTCGGCGTACCGCCTTGGGTGTAAGTCGCTTGAACTACGGTCTTTAACATGGCTTCCGTGAAAGCACGTTGCGTACCATCAGTACGAGCGGTCCCTGCAGCGTTGTCAGCGCCGTTCGAGCCCTTGCTGGTGTTGGTAATAATCCAAGCAGCAAGAGAACCCGTCTTACGGGCTGTGGTTGTGTTACCAGCAGTAGCAGTCGCGTTCACACCAACGAGGTTGAACTCGACGTCGCGCTTCAACTCATTACCACGCTTGGTAATTTGATAGGCGCGTTCACTGGCACGTCCTGCCTCATCGATCTGCTGTAGGTTATCCGCGAGGATGCAGTCTTTCCGACTGATCATCGTGTAATTGCCTAAGCGAACCGTGGGGGTGACTGCAGTGAATGACGAAATGTCATCACCGTCCAGCTGAGCATTGACTGCTGCTGCCGCAAGTTCATCAGTCTGCCACTCAAAGAACGTGTTCCTTACGGTGTCCTTTTGAGTGTTACTGACAAACGGCGTCTGTTCAGGCGAGATGTTGTAAATGATGTTCGAGAGTTCTTCCCGAATACCAATCGCACTATATCGCGTGAACGTATTTGCAATGATTGCCATAACAAAAGTTCCTACAAAATATCTTTAACGAGATCGACCGCATCTGCGATGCGACCGGATTTAGATAGGCGTTGCTCGGCGCGTTTGCGTTGCTGGGTCGCCTTCTTCGGGGTCGAATTCGCGGAACCAGGTCGCACGGTTTTACCCTTGCGAGTCGCTGCTTTCGCTTTCGATGTGCGCTTGGCACCCCGTGAATAAAGCATCGCCATGCGTAGCACAGCGATATGGTCGGCTTTGATCAGTGAACTGACTTCATCGTCGGAGATGCCGTTCGCATTCAAGAAGGTGCGAAGTTCTCCTCGCTCCTTCTCAGCGGTCTCTTCATTCTTCCAATCGGGAATCAGTTCGGGTAGTCGGGCGCGTTCTTCCGTGACGATCTCACTTAGTGCCTTCTGTTCATCCGTTTGGCGCTGTTCGGCCAACCGTTTCTGTTCGGCTTGGATTGCCTGGAATTTTTGGACGCGCTGTCCCTGTCGTTGCCGCCACTGTCTTTCTTGCCGTGTCGCTTCGATAGGATCTTGGTCGTACAAGTTTTCCCAATCGGGCTCGGCTTCGTTCTGACTTGCCAGCTGATTTTGCAGTGCCCCTAATAATTGGGCGTACTGCTGACGCTCCGTTGTGACCGAGGATTGCTCAGTCTCAAACGCCTTGCGCTCTTCTGCGAGCACTTGCGATTTACGCGTAAATGACGCTTGCCGCGAATAACCTTTCTGAAGTTCGTCAAGGGTAACCTCGACCTCTGTACCATCAATCTTGATGGCGTAGACGTCTTCTGAGGTGCCCTCTTCATCTTCATCATCGGTGTCTTCATCGGCCAACGCTTCGACAAACTCTTCCTCGGGTTCGAGCAATTCCTCGTCTTCGAACTCGGGTTCTTCTGCCTCGCCGGATGCTGCTAATACTTCTTCCGACTCTTCGGTGTCGCTATCTCCGTCCGGTTGGTCTGGATTGACCTCTTCAAGATTTGCGATCAAGGCTTGCGCCTCGGCAATACTGATTCCCCGATCAAGATCGGGGGTGATCTCTTCTGCCATGATTAATTCCTTTGTCGTTCTCGGATAAGGTGCGCGTTATCGATTGCCGCACGCACCCGTTTTAGAAATCTTTCTGCGCCTTGGATCTCCGCATAGAGACCTTCGCGCTCCTCCAACGAATCGCTGTTGTGCCATTCGTTGAAAACTTCATCGTTCACAAACCGCATCACCTCCTCGAAGATGGGGTCGTTGATGATTTCCTTGAGGCGATCTCCAAATGAAACTTCATCCATTGGGGACGCCTGCAATGTTGGCTCTCTGTCTTAAAATCTCACGATCTCTGTCGGCGGCGGCTCGGATCGCCGCCACGTCAATTTCTGCGCCATACTTGGCGCGTAGCTCTGCCGCTTTCAGCACCCATTGCGCCTCATCTTCATCACGCTTGCGGTCGTCCTCACGCTGCATTTTTTCGCGATCAAGTTCGAGCTCGG